TGGCGGACATTATTTCAGCAAAAGGGAGTTCAAATGATATGCCTTTAAAAAAGAAAATAGAACCAAGAAAACTTTATACACAACACACAATACGCCTCGACGAACGAGATGAAATAAGACTTCATTATCTTATGAAGAAAAAAGATCTAAATGTCACCAAATTGGTGCAGGAACTTATTAAGAAAGAATTCGCTGAAGAAATGTTAAAAGGAGACTAAATTATGGGATTTTTTGAAAAGAAGGATCAGAAGACTGTACAGTTAATCAAGAAGGACGTTTGCTGCTGTGAATGTCACAAGAAACTATATGAAACTTATGTTACTCATGAAGAAATAGAAAACTTCCGTGATACATACCATGTATGCAATGATTGCTTTGTCGACATTGCTACAAAACTTGCTAAGTTAAAAAAGGAGGCAAAATAAATATGTTTATGTCCGTAACTTTCGTAGCCACTGGTAAGGATGATAAAACCAAAGAGATCCAGGCTGTAATCAACACCAATTCTATAAGAATGATCGTTGAAAATAAGGAAAACCCTGAGACTTGTATGATATCTTTCATCGATGATACACCTTCCGGCCTTATTAAGGGATCTTATGAGAAGCTGAGCAAGATATTACTTAGCTTTAACCGCAAAACCTCGTAAATAATTCATCTCCTTTGATGGCGGTAGTGCCAGTTGAAAGGAGGCAATTATGACACTTGAAGAGATGTTGACTCTCGATTACGATGAGGAAAGGTTTGCTAAAATCAAACCAAAATACGTAATGAATTATTGTGACTCTCGCATTAAGAATATGGAAAGACGTTGGTATATAACCACAAATCCGGAAACGATCGAACAGGTCAGTGGTTTGTGGATAGAGGATAATGACGGATGCCCAGTTCATGTTATGCAGTGGCAGGAATTCTATATCGTAGGTTTGATGAAACCAGCCAAAGTGCAAATCGATAATCGTGATGAGTACATGGAATCATTGGGTTGGGAATTAATTCCGACCAAGTACTACAGTCGAGAAGTAGAGGGGACTTAATGTCCTCTCTCTTCTTTTTAGGAGATATTATGCAATATGTAATAACATACCATACACCAATATGTCCTTTATGTAGATCTGCTATGATTAGGATTCATCAACACGATGGATTCTTTTATATTTGCAATGACGAACCAGTTCACCATATTTATAAAGAGCTTGGAGGAGGACAAGCTGAATGTGAAGCAATAATAACTGACAATGCGAATGATATTTTAAATTATGAGGTAGACGATGGAAAATAACACAGCACATGAACTTCAGGATCAGTTGTTTGATATGTTAGCAGATAATGTTCCTGAAGAAATGAAAACGGTTCTTGATCAGTTTGCTCACATAATGATATTTGGAACTTTAGATGATGTTATGCATCTTTTGGATATGATGGAGCTCGATGATGCCCGTAAACTCGAGTTCGCTAAGCTTACCGAGAAAGGAGAAAATCAGAGATTTGGTTTTGAGGTAGCTATAAAAAGAATTCGTAAACATTTAGTTACCGCTATGAATGGTGAATTAGATGCTATGAAGGAGTTTAATGATGTCATGAATAAAGAAAAGAAGAGGTAATTAATATGGAAGGCGGTTGGGCTTGGACCGTTAAAGATCCTGGATTAGGTTACAAAGATTATTATAGCAAATATTGTGATATGGATATATCTGATTTTTATCCTAAGTATGAAGGTATATGGAAAGGGGAACAGAAAATGGGAACTACTCTTAACTCTAATTTTGTAAGCGGAGAATTATATTTAAAAAATGATGACGGAACTTTTACCAAGGTAATGACTGTTACACATATAGAAACCAACGCCACTTCTCGTGATGATACGATTGAAGTTAAGGTTGATGGGTATGCCTCAAAGAAAATTGAAAAGGAGAGACCCGACGATACCAGTATAAGATGTATTCAATCAATAAACGAGAAATGGAGTGTGGAAGATCATATCTATTTTATGACATTTGACGAGATTGGTGCATCAGTTAAAATAGAAAGAAATAAATATGGTTATGCTGATCCGTATATTGTAACAGTATATAAGAATGGTAGGGCTATATGGGTCATAAGATATAAGACTTGGCAAGATCTCGAGTGTACATTTTTGTATAATATTGGACAGGCTCTTAATGCTAGATTTATGCTACCTTATAGCGATAAAATCACTCGTATGCTTCGTAACGCCAGAAGATTTGTTAGATATGATAGAGATATGGATAGCACCTTTAAAGAAGAAACAGCGGCTAAGACGGAAGCTGCTCTAACATGGGCATTTAATAATGGTGCTGGTCTTCATAAAGATGCTCCTATGACTATTTCCTCAAAAATAGACAAGGTTATCTTCGACGATCCTGCTACTGTTATTCTCTGGAATGATGGAACCAGAACTGTTGTGCATACTCAGGATGGCGAGCCTTATGACAAAGAAAAGGGATTCGCTATGGCAGTATGTAAGAAGGTATTCGGTAACGAAAGAGATTACTATCATGTATTTAAGCGCTGGTTTAGGAAAGGCGAAGATAGAAGTAAGAAGGCAGAAAGAGAGGAGACAAAATGAGCTACGAAACTAACGATAAAATGGTAAGTCACCCGGACCACTATAAAAGCGGTAAGTATGAGGTTATTGATATTATTGACGAGTTCTGTAAAGACTTGCAGGGTACTGAAGCAGTCTGCACTGCTAATGCAATTAAGTACATTCTGAGATGGAAAAAGAAGAATGGTGTTCAGGATCTGAAGAAGGCTGTTTGGTATCTTACACATTTGATTGAGACATTCACTGAGGCGGAACGCGAGGATCATGCTAAGTTTGATGAGGAAAGACTTGAAGCAATGTTTACTCCCGGTATTAGAAGAAAAGTATGCGGTAATTGCAAGTATTTCGATGTTGAGCATATGGATCTTAATACCGGAGTTGGTTGCTGTAAATATTATAGCGTTCCGATACACAATCAAAAGGTAGGATGCACGTCTTTCGAAGATAACGACAAACTTTCCATCGATGATGAGCCGGAACCTCTTAACCTTCGTAAGAATGCAGCAGGCGTTTATATTCCGCAGGATAAGAGTACTTCTGATTTGGAGCAATTGGAAAATAAGGAGACAATATGTACGCAGAAGTAAGAGTATTTGAGGACGACGGTAGACCTATGACGGACAGGCCTTATGTGGTTCCTGCATCGGATATTAAGATTGTGAACGAATTGGATAAGAAGGATTGTAAGGTTGTGAATTATAGCTTTAAATTTGTTTTATCTAAACTCGAATTCACGAAGCAGAAAATGATTGATATTTATGATCGTGAGCACGCAGCGTATGTAAAAGGTGTGGAAGAAGGAATGAGGAGGAATGGTAATGGCAGAACGTGATATAAATGCATTGATTAATAATCTTGAGCAGAGGATTGATATTCAGGAGCAGATCATTGCTAATCAAGAAGCATGTATTGATAATCTTAAGCAGCAGATCGAGTGCTACGAGAAGATGATTGATATTCTGAAGGGTGAAAGAGAACCTGAAGATAACCATGGTATCGAGCGTATAACATTTGGAGCAAAGAGAGGTGATTTAAATGAGTGAAAGACGTATTTTTACATGCGACAGATGCGGCAAAGAAATGAGTGAAAAGCATGATCTTGATGAACCTTATTTCTTTATTCATAAAATTACAAAATTTTTTATTAGAGGGACATCATCGTATCTTAAAGGTTTTGGTAGAAATGAATTTAATTTCGATCTTTGTCCGGAATGTGCTAAACAACTGGATGAATGGCTTTGTAATTTTAAGAAGGAGTAAAGTATGGTAGAGTTATACGACCATCAGAAAAAGGCTTTACCCAATATTCATAATGGTTGTATACTTGCTGGCGGTGTGGGGTCTGGGAAATCTCGGACCTCACTCGCTTACTACGACCTAAAAATAGGTAAGAATGTCCCACTTTATATTATTACCACTGCTAAAAAGCGTGATGAGCTTGAGTGGGAAGAAGAGCTTTTGCCTTTTCATTTTTCTGCAGAAAAGATTGATAGTTGGAATAATATTAAAAAGTATGCAGAAGTAACCGGTGCGTTCTTTATATTTGATGAGGATCGTATAACTGGAAAAGGCGCGTGGGTAAAAGCATTTCTGAAAATAGCAAAAAACAATAAATGGATTGTATTGTCTGCAACGCCTGGAGATTCTTGGGAAGATTATATTCCTATCTTTATAGCTAATGGTTTCTATAAAAATCGTACGGAATTCTGTCAGAAACATGTTATATGGAACCGTTACACAGACTTCCCTAAGATCGATGGCTATGTACACACTGGATATTTGAATGGGCTACGTCGTAAGATACTGGTTCAGATGGATTTTGAAAGGAGGACGGTAAGACATCATGAAGATATTTATTGTCCGTATTCGATTGTGGATTATAAGCGTATACTTAAGGATCGCTGGGACATCTTTAAAGAAGAGCCATTACAAAATGCTGGAGCGATGTGCTATACGCTCAGGAGAGTTGTTAATTCGGACCCTGCACGACTTAGTAAAGTATATGAAATTGCAGAACGGCGTAACAAGATCATTATATTCTACAACTACGATTACGAACTTGATCTACTTAAAGGCTTCTTTGAAACTAAGAATAGTGAATTCACAAGCGACCAAAGGATATTTCACTTGGCAGAATGGAATGGACACAAACACCAAGAAATTCCTATTGGATATTCTAGATGGGTGTATTTGGTGCAATACAATTCTGGGTCAGAAGGATGGAACTGCGTTCTCACAGACACAATCATATTCTTCTCACAAAGCTACAGCTATAAGCAAACGGAACAAGCATCTGGTAGAATTGATAGACTTAATACGCCATTTGTAGATTTATATTATTATCACTTTAAATCGCATTCAGGCATTGATTTAGCTATTAGCAGAGCTTTGAGTAATAAAAAGAACTTTAATGAAAGTGCGTTTTGTAAAGATATTTCGTAATTATTTCACGCCTTTTTATGGAGGTGATAATTATGGAATTACAATACAAACTATATGATTTATATTTTACAGATTCTAATTTGGTATCAAAAAGATTCTTTGACAATCGTTTAGATAAAATAGAATGGATGGTTACTGATAACTGGCATTTAATCGATGGAATGTGTATGAAAGATTTTTATGCGGTTAAAGGTACTAATTCAGTAAGATTAGCTAAACGTGTTGATGTTAACGGATTTATATTTTGGATAGTACCAGTAACAGGAAAATCTGTAATGAATATGTTATTAGAAAGAGGTTGGATAAAACTAAGAAAAGATCAATTAACTAAATATGTATGAAGGAATTTAGGGCTGAAATATGCCCTTTTCCTTTTCGTGAAAACTTTTCATAGTCTTTAATGGTAACGTTGTTATTTATATTTGTAGGAGGTATATAAAATGACAAAAGAACAATTTGAAGGCAAGATGGAAGATACTAAACGCAAGGCAAAGCAGAAGGTTGAGGACATTAAGTCATCCGTGAGGAATGTTATTGGATGGTGTGCAGATCATCCTGGCGAAACTATCGCAGGTATCACGGCTTTAGGCGCTTGTGCGACTGGTGCAGCAAAACTAGTTGGCAGAGTAGATCGAAAGCTTGATGATCACCGTGAGGAAAAACGCAGGAAACTTGAGAAATACGATCCGGTAACAGGTTCTTGGGTGATGTTGAAGCGTCCTATGACCAATCAGCAGCAGGTAGAACTTGCAGAACGACGTCAGGCCGGAGAATCTACGACAGTAATTTTGTCGTCGATGGGCTTACTCAAACGGTAAATTGATCGTTATCGAGGGGTTGATATTTTAATATCAGCCTCTCTTTTTTCCATTTCGTTTATCATTTGGTAGTTATTTTGTCATGTTTTTATCACAAAATCTCTGCCTACTTTTCTGCCTAAAAATAGGTTCTGCCTGTTTTTGTTTTAGGTTTTTTGATATTTTTGGCAAAATTCTGCCTACTTTTTGTCAGAAAAACAGGCGTACGCCTACTTTTTCAGAAAAAACAGGCGGGCTGCAGCCCAGTATCCATGCGGGTTTCAGCGATTTCTGCCTAAAAACCTGTTTTTTTTTCTATAAAACTATAAAAATAAAAAAATAAAAAATATAAAGATATAGGAATAAAAGTAGGTTTTCAGGCAGAACGTTATTTTTCACAAATTTTTGATGTTCGCAAAAAAATCTTACCCTTTTATGGAGAGAGTAGATAAAACGTCGTAAAGATGTCTATATTTTATATAGTTATACTCTTTTCTTTTTGTTTGGATTTTGGGAAGGAGACAAACAATGAAAACGAGTAAGACAAGGCAAGATAAGAAAGCCGAAAGAAAGTTTCAAGCAGAATTAATAAAAGATATTAAAGATCGGTTTCCTGGATGTATGGTTCTTAAGAATGATCCAAATTATATTCAAGGAATTCCCGATCTTTTAGTTTTGCATAAGAAACATTGGGCTTCTCTTGAATGTAAGCGAACATCATCTAGCAAGCATCAACCAAATCAGGATTATTATGTCGACAAGATGAACAAGATGTCATTTAGTCGATTTATATTTCCTGAGAACAAAGAGGAGGTACTAGATGATTTGGAACGATCATTCAAATCTTGAAGGGTGTCATGCCTTTCTTGGTGCAAGTAAGTATCATTGGATTAATTACTCTGATGAGAAAGTACTTGAGTCTTACAGGAATTATAGAGCAACAGAAAGAGGAACAGAACTTCATGCTTTCGCTGCTCAGTGCATAAAACTTAAACAGAAACTTAAAGGCACAACTAATATTGCTAATTATGTAAACGATGCAATCGGTTTTGGAATGACTCCTGAAGTCGTTTTATATTATAGCGAATATTGTTTTGGAACAGCAGATGCAATCAAGTTCAATGAGAAGAAAGGATTCTTAAGAATCCATGATCTAAAAACTGGTGTTACACCTACACACATGGAACAGCTTGAAGTGTATGCTGCTTTGTTCTGCCTTGAGTATCATGTTAAGCCCAGTGATATTCAGATGGAGTTACGTATCTATCAGAACGATGACGTGAACATATTTGAGCCATCTGTTGAGAATATTGTTCCAATTATGGATAAAGCCATAAGTTTTACCAAGACTCTTAGAGAATGTGAAATGACAGGAGCAGTATAATGAGTGATCAATATGAAAGCTATGAAGCTTATGAAAAGCTTGAAGAGGGTTTATATTTAGAGCACTATGGAACTCCTAGACATTCTGGTAGATATCCTTGGGGCTCTGGTGAGAATCCTTATCAGCATGAAAGTGCTGACTGGCTCGGAAGAGTCGACAAACTTCGTAAAAGAGGACTTGATACCAAGCAGATTGCTAGAGCTATGGGTTGTACTATGACTCAGCTTAAAGCTTGGGAATCAGTTGCCAAGAATGAACGTAAGAATGACCAGATTACTTGGTGTAAAAAGCTTGCTGAAGAAGGAAAGACTGTTGCTGAAATTGAGAAGATTACAGGAATTAAAGATAGAACCGTAAGAAACTATCTTGAAAGTAATCGAGATGTTAAGCCTCTTCAGGCTCAAGCTACTGCTAAATTCTTGGAAGATCAGGTTAAAGCTAAGAAATATATTGATGTTGGTAAAGGAACTGAGAAAGAAATTACCGATGTTGATGGTAATCTTGGTATAACCAAAAACAAAATGTCAGAAGCTCTCGAGATTATGCGTCGCGATGGCTATGATATTTTGAATTTAAAAATACCTCAGGCTACTAATAGTAGACAGCTGACAACTCGAGTTGTCGCTGCTAAGTTTCCTGAAGGTATGACTCAGAAAGAAAAATATAGGGAATTGTTCCAGGTTAGAGATGCTGGCGAGATTCAGTCAATTAACGAGTATCATTCAGATGATGCCGGATTGACGTGGAATGCCCCTAAACCTCCTGTATCAATAGACTCAAGCCGAGTAAAGGTTGTGTATGCCGAAGAAGGTGGAATCGAAAAGGATGGAGTTATTGAAATTCGTAGAGGTGTTGAGGATCTTAGCCTGGGTGATTCACACTATGCGCAGGTAAGAATTGCCGTCGATGGAACTCATTACTTAAAAGGTATGGCAGTTTACAGAGACGGCAAGGATATGCCTGATGGTGTTGATATTTTGTTCAACACTAATAAGCATAGTAATAAAAAGATGATCGATGGTGATAATGGTGTTCTTAAACCAATGAAAGAAGACCCTGCTCATAAAGGTCAGATTGATCAAATGAATCCTTTTGGTGCTGTAATAATGAAAGGTGGTCAGTCTGATTACATCGATAGCAAAACTGGAGAAAAGAAACAGTCTGCTATAAACAAGATACATGATGAAGGAGATTGGGGTGAATACTCTAAAGATCTTCCTGCACAGTTCTTGTCTAAACAGAACAAAGAACTAATTAAGAAACAGTTGGACTATTCTATTCAGGATGTTAGAAATGAATTCAATAGCATTATGGACATAGACAATCCAACTATAAGAAAGTATTATCTTGAGAAGTTCGCATCCAGTTGTGATTCAAAAGCAGTTGAACTTAAAGCATCAGCATTACCTAGACAGAAGTATCAGGTTATTCTTCCTATCACATCTCTTAAAGATGACGAGATTTATGCTCCTAACTATAGAGATGGTGAACAGGTTGCTCTGGTTCGTTTCCCTCATGGTGGAACGTTTGAGATTCCTATACTTACAGTAAATAATAGAAATGCCGAAGCTATTAAAGTGTTAGGCAAAACGCCTATGGATGCTGTTGGTATTAATAAGAATAATGCTGATAGATTGTCAGGTGCAGACTTTGATGGTGATACTGCTATTGTAATACCTTGCAATAAAGGCAATAAAGTTAAGATCAATAATACTGATCCACTTAAAGGTCTTATTGGCTATGATGCCAAAGAAGAGTACGCAACTGAAGTTGCTTATGATAAGAACGGTAAGAAGATCTATGTTAATAAGAATGGTGTAGCCATTAAACCTCTGGATGAAAGAAATACCCAGCTTCAAATGGGTGTTGTAACTAATCTTATTACAGACATGACAGTTGCCGGTGCTCCAATGGATGACATAGCTAAGGCTGTTCGTCACTCGCAGACAGTAATCGATGCAAAGAAACACCACTTGGATTGGAAACAGTCTGAAATAGATAACGACATACAGTCACTCAAAGTAATGTATCAGAGAAGATACGATGAGAATGGTGAATTGCATGTTGGTGGAGCATCAACTTTGTTGTCACGAGCAAAGAACAAGAAAGCCTATCCTGAAACTAAAGGACAGATACACTACAATCAGATTGGTAAGCCTTGGTATGATGAGAACTTACCAGAAGGTGCTGTCATACTTAAAGAGAGTGGTAGAACCTATGAAGAAACCAAGCCAGTAAAAGATGAGCATGGTAATGTAATGTACTATGAAGACACTGGTAAACCTATTAAAGTTAAGACTGGTAAGGTTAAGGTTGCTACTCAGGACAGACCACAGATGGCCATGACCAATGATGCACGTACCCTGGTATCTGCTATACGTAGTGAGCCGGAGTTACTATACGCCGACTATGCCAATAAGCTTAAGGCTATGGCCAATGAAGCCCGTAAGACCATGATGTATACCAAGGGCCTTCAGTATAGCCCCTCAGCTAAGAAGGAGTATGCCCAGGAGGTAGAGTCCCTCAATGCTAAGTTAGACCAGGCCTTCCGGGCTAAGCCTAAGGAGGCTAGGGCCCAGAACATAGCCCTAGGGATCATCAATGAGAAGCTTAAGGCTGATCATAATCTTACACCCAAAGAGATCAAGAAGATACGCCAGATAGCCATAGAGACTGCCCGGGCGCAGGTGGGTGTACGGAGAGAGGATAAGGAGATTAAACTCACCGATAGGGAATGGGCAGCTATACAAGCCGGTGCTATAAGTAACAATCGTTTGGAACAGATTCTACAAAATACTAATCCAGACTCACTTAGAGAAAGGGCAACCCCTTCAAATGGAAGAGCTCTTTCCAATTCACAAGAAGCACAAATTCGCAACATGCACAATGGTTTCTATACAATTGCTGAAATTGCTGATGCAATGGGCGTTTCTACTTCAACTGTATCAAGAGTTTTGAAAGGAGCATAAGTTTATGGCTAAAATTATTAAATCTATGCTCACAACAATTGACAATCCGTTTAATCCTTTTGACAATTTTGACGATTGGTACGTTTATGATCAAGACAATCATCATTTTAGTTGTGAGCGACTTGCTGAAACAATTAATGATGATTTAGATGATTCAAATGAAGTTGAACAAATTAAAATCACTGAATCAGCAATTGATTACATTGTAAAGAATGATCCTTTACATAAATTCACCAAAGTGCAAAAAGTTTGTGAAATAGATGCTTAATTTAGTGTTAACAGTCCTGCTGTTTAACATACAACTCCTCCCAGTTGTTGGCTTGTCTACAAGGCATTAGAACTATAAAGAGGTCTAGAGGGTATTTTCCATGTCTATCCTTCCTTTTTAAGTACCCCCTAAAACCACTCAGTACTCCTTTAGACCTCTTTTAGTTCAATGCAAAAGCCAAAACGATTTGGTTTGAGTTGATGAATGTGTAAATAAATTAGTTTAAATGTAAAAGTTTAGCTAGTTTGTTTACACATTTGTCTAAGCATTTCATTTCCATTTCTTTTTATCTAATTTGTTTTAGATTTGATTGAAACAATTTCAAGTTCTATTCTTTTTAGCTTTGTTTGTGCTGTATTGGCACCATAGTACCAGATTTGAATTGAATACCCATATTAAAGGTATAGGGGGGGGTCTCCAAAATGCACCCCACCCCCAGAAT